GTACATGCGGGGGATTCGCGGGGGGTGATTCGTGGTGGGAAGGCCCCGCCGGCAACGCGGGTCGTCGGCGGGGCCAAATGATCAGATCAATATACTTAGTTGGCTGCGAAGGCGGTGATCCCGCGTACGGCCGCGTGGTGCTGCTCGTTGATCACCTGGATGGCGCCCTCGAAGATCCAGTCGCCCTGGAACATGTCGCCGAGCATGGCCCGGGGCAGCCAGAACGGGACGCGCTTGGGCCGCATCAGGACCTCGGCGCTGGTGAGCGCGATGGCGGTGTAGGGCCGGAGCAGCGGGGCCAGGACGACGTTGATGTCGTTCAAAAACGGGGCCCTGAAGACCTGGATATCGACCCCCAGCTCGGTCGCGCCGGCCGGGAGGCGGACCAGCGGGCTGCCCCAGGTCTGGAACGCCGACTGGAAGTTGGGCGAGACGACGAGCAGGTCGGGCTGGCCGCCGTTGGAGACCGGGCCGTTGAACAGGTCGCGGCTCAGGTCGGTCATCGAGTACGCCGAGGCGTTGACCGGGGCGGTGACGTTGTTGGTCGAGAGCCAGTTGAAGAGGCCGTCGCTCTTGGCGGTGGTGGCGTCGGTGGACGTGGGGGCCTCGGCGCGGCCGTAGTAGATCGTCTGCTCGATCGAGTCCACCATGTTCTGGAGCTGCATGTAGCGGTTGTATTCCAGCGGGCTCTCGATGCCCATCGGGAACACCTGCGCCGTGGTGGACTCCGCCGCCCCGCCGACCTGCACGGGGAACTGGAAGGTCTGGCAATACTGCGTGTGGGGCACGCCGATCGTCGAGAGGCCGGTCTGGTTGATCTCGGAGCCGGACCGGGCGTTGGAGTAGACGTAGCAGGTGTCGGTGTTCGACGCGGTGATCGGCGTGGTGCCGCCCATGCCGCGCTTCACGGTCACGACGTACGAGCCGGCCGACCCGGTGATCGCCGTGCCGCCCTGGGCGGTGTCGCTCCAGACCTGCACGACCTCGCTGCCGTTGGTCGCGTCCACGATCTCGATGAGGTCGTGGTTCATGAGGAAGGTGGCGTCGCTGACCGTGATGGTCGTGGTCGTGGTGCTCGCCACCGCCGCCGTCAGGACCGTCGAGCCGGCCCGATAGGCGTGGGTGTAGGTGGTGAAGGTCACCTGCCCGGTGGGGCGATGCGCCAGCCTTGTAAATAGCGGGTTACGATTCGGGAACCAGTTGCGGATGGCCACGGTCACATCATTCACGGCCTCAACCGTGGATGCCTGTGTCCCGAAGTAGCCGTTCGTGTAATCTGCCATGCTGATACAAGCGTATTGTTACGCTTGACCCACATGCTCCTTCGCGCGGGTCTCGCCCCGGAGCGTGGGCGGCCGGCATGGGCTAAGAAGCCCTGGAAAACAAGGTCGAAACGCGGCGTCGCGGCGTACCCGATCAGCCCTTGCCCATCGGGACGGAGAGCCCGAAGGGTCGGCTGGGGTCCAGGAGCGGGTTCGAGTTGGTCTGGCGGGCCGCGATGTTCTCCTTGGCCTGCGCGAGCCAGGCGTGGCCGAGGTTCTTGAAGGTGGGCGGCGCGACCGGCGCGGGATCGGCGGCCGGGGCGGGGGCCGCCTGGGTGGTGCCGGTGCCCTGGGTGCCGGCGACGCCGCGGGGGGCCAGCAGATAGGCGTATTCGGGGTTGTCGATCTTGGCCTGGACGAGCTGGGCCGGGGTCTGGAACGTCGCGGTGCGGGCGACGAAGGTATTGCCCTGGGCCTCGATCATCAGCTCGGAGCGGACCTCGGCCTCGAACTGGCGCCGCGCCCGGTCATTGTGGAACGGGATGCCGGCCATGGCCCGCGCGACCTCGCCGTCGAGGGCGTAGCCCTTGGCCCGCGACTCGATGTCGGCGAGCTTCTGCCGCTCGGCGGAGAGGGCCTGCTCGGACTGCTCGCGGAGCATGCGGAGCCCGTCCTCGAGCTGGCCCTTCTCGATCGTCAGCCGGGCCTGCGCCTGCTGGGCGGCCTCCTGCTGGGCCCGCTGCTGGGCCTCGATCTCGGCGAGCCGCGCCTGGATGCTCGTGAATGCCTGGAGCTGGCTGAGCGGGATGTTGACGGTCTGGTCGGGCGGCGGGCTGTACGTCGGCGGCGCGACCGGGGCCGCGACCTGCGCCGGCGGCACGTTGACCGTGATGTTGGGGATCTGCTGGCCAGTGGCGGCCGGGGCGGCGGGAGAAGCCGGCGCGGTGGCCGGGGCGGCGGCCGGGCTGACGGGAGCGGCGGTGCCGGTGTTCTCGACGGACATGAGGCGATGGTCCTGACGGGTGGATGGCCGCCCGGCGACGGCGGCCGGTGATCACGCTAAGGCAAACAATTGCACTTATACTTGATACTGCATGGTTCCGGAAATCGCGGTGGCCTGGCTCTGCCCGAGGCTATCCCCCTCGGCCGCCTGCTCGCTCGACCCGCCGCCCTCGACGTTCGCGGCGTCGGACAGCCCGGCGGCGCCGAGTTCGCGGAACTGCTCCTTGACCTTGGTCTGCGTGGCGACGGCCGTGTCGATCTCGAGGTCGAGTGCGTCGTAGACGTCGTCATCGCGATCGGCGACGAGCTGGCGGACCATGTCCTTGAGGATCGCGGCCTCGGTCATCGGGGCGTTGCCGGACGCGGCCAAAATCGCCTGGAACTGCACGGTATCGGCCGCCATCTCGGCGGTGCCGCGCAGCTCGAACTTGTCGGGATAGACGACCCGGATGGCGTCCTTGACGGCCGGCTCGACCTCGGCCATGGGGGCGTTGCGGGTCACCATGGCGCCGTAGGTGGCGAGCTGCCGCTCGGCCTTCGCCAGCGTCTTGACGATCGAACGGAGGAGCTTGTGGCCGGAGTGGGCGTCCATCTCCTTGGAGACGCCCGACTGTCCGGTGACATTCCCCTCGACGGCGCCGGCGGGCTTGGCCAGGCAGTTGATCCGGTCGATCTGGTCGCGGTAGCGGTCCAGGTTGCGGCGGATCGACTCGGCGGGGTCCTTGGGCGGGCTGATGAACTCGAAGCCCTCGTAGGAGCCGTTCTCGGGGTTCTTCTTCTTCGGGAGCAAGTAGGCCGGGCCGACCGACATCGTCTGGTCGGCCTTGCAGAAATCCTCCGGTCTGCTGAGGAACGGGTGGGCCTGGAGCGTGTCGTTGACGATCAGCTCCGAGTCCTTGTTGTAGTAGGCCCTCTGATAGCGCTCGGTGCTCTGATAACGGCTCTTGCCCGCGTGCGGCTCGTGGGGGTTGATCAAATCAAAGAGCCGGACGATCGGCACGCAGCCGTAGTTGTGCGGGGTCCGCTCGAGGACGTGGCTGCCCCGGTGGTTGACCAGGACGGACTCGCGGGCGTTCCAGTAGCGGTGGCGGACGTAGTTCTTCCGCCAGTCACTGGTCGCCTCGCGCTGTTCCTCGGGGCTCTTGAACCGGCGGCTGCCGTCGATCGCCGAGTCGTCGCGGTCGGACGGGTCCACCCACTCGCGGATCAGGCACTCGAGGTAGCGGCCGGCGGCGTCGAGCCGCCACCAGATGACGTTCTGCGGGAGGATGTAGCTGGCGACGCACGAATCCAGGCCGAGCCTCAGCTCGTCGGCGCGGGTCTCGATCTTCTCGCCGGGCGGGGCCTTGGGGTGATCCAGGCAGACGTCCAGGCAGCCCAGCACGAGCAGGAGCGGCGCGACGGTCTCGCGCATCCAGTCGTCCATCGGCGTGCCGCGGCCATCGACGTCCTCCCACCAGGCGATCAGGTCGTCGGGGCCCTCCCGTTTCACTTCCTGATCGTAAATCTTGCTCAGGTGGATCGAGACGGCTTCTTCGAGGAACGGCGGCGGGGGCGTGCAGGCGCGGCGATACTCGTAGTCGTCATCGTGGGCGGTCGCGGCCGGGTCGGCGCCGGCCATCCCGGGCCACGGGCCGATCATCCCCAGGCCGCCCATGCCCATCGCGTACTCGGCGCCGGCCAGGTTGCTCGCCGGGGTGTAGCCCGGCATGTTGCCCCAGTAGCTATTCGTCGGCGTCTTCTGCGGGTCGGGCGTCTCGCGGCGGTGGCGGATCAGGTTCCTCACCGCGAGCCCGTCGCGATCGACCCCGTAGACGGCGTTGGTGTAGGTGTCGCCGCCGATATACGCATCCAACAAGCGTCGATATCTTAAATCGTTTTTCGTCCAGATCGGGTGGGGCCGCTGGATGAGCTTCCGGAAGTCGGGATCGCCGGGGCGTCCGCCCTCGATGCCCGCCGGCGCACCGCCGCCGGAGTCGGACGGGCGGGCGGCGTAGGTGGTCGCGGTCGGGGCGGCTGAGGACATGGGCGATCCGGGGCGTAGGAGGGAGGATATCGGGCGGCGTCGTCGCCGTCAGAGAGCCGGGCGGCATCGGCCGCCAATCGGTCGGTGGCGGCTCACTTCGGGTTGTGGGCGTTGCGTCGCATCGCCCGCCGCTTCCGCGCCGGGTTGAACTTCTGCTTGGCGATGGCGCCGCCGAACGCCTGCGTCCACTTGCCGTCGCTGAACATCGAGACGTAGCCGCCCGCGGTCAGCGCGAACGGGGCATCGATCGACTTCAGGTAGGAGAACTGCACCGAGCCCGGCTTGCGGTAGCCCTGGAACCAGGCGGGATAGACGAAGTCGCTCACCGCCACGCCGTCGATCTCGTAGGTCTTATCCTGGACGGGATCGCACAGCTCGAAGGCGAAGAAGGCGGTGTCGGTGGCCTGGATCGCGGTCGCACAGCCGGGGTCGAGGAGCATCTCCAGGAGTTCGTGGCTCGCCGTGACGCTGACGACCTCGCCGTCGTCCAGGGTCGTCTTGACGAAGACCTTGCCGATCGGCTGGCCGGCGTCGGTCAGGTCGTGGTAGCCCAGGGCGCCGGCCTGATCCGCGTCGTCCAGCATGACCAGGGCCATGTGTCCGGCGGGGACCGAGGTCGCGACGTGGACGTTGACGGCCGGCATCCACCAGGCGGGGGACAGGTGCTCGTTGGCCTGGCGGGTCAGCGCGGCGGCCAGGGCCTCCGGCGTCGGCGAGAACGGGGTCTTCGCCTCGACCACGAGGGCGATATTGATCGGCGGCCGGGCGATAGGGGCGGGCGTGCTCATAAGTCTATGGAATCCTCCGACCTCTGTGCGAAGTACGCCCGGATCGAGTCGCGGAGCAGGGCGTGGCGGGGGGAGTCGTCGTCGGCCAGCCCGTACAGTCCGCTGCTCTCGCGCCTCAGGTCGGTGGCCGGGTCGAACTGGGTGTCCGTGAGGATCTTGCAGCGGTCCCAATACTTCCTCGCGGCCTTGGGCCCGTGCCAAGCGTGGACGAGCGACCCGGGCACGACGCCGATGTCGCCGCGGAGCCGGAGCGCCCGGTCCTGCCAGGCGCGGACTGCGCGGCGGTAGCCGGGGGAGATGCCGGGATAGAGGACATCCTCGGCCTCGCCGACGAACGCCTTTGCCATGATCCAGTCGGACTCGCCGACCACGGCGGTATCGAACAGGCCGCCGAGGGTATCGATCGCGTCGCGGCGGGCCGCCCAGGCGAATCCGGGGTGGTGGTAGTAGCAGATCCGTCCGTCGGCGTTCGCCGGCCGCCCCTCGCCGCCGTAATAGGCTTCGGACCAGTCGAGGGTGGTGGTCGCCTTGACGCCGACGGGGCTGACCAGCGTGGTGCTCTGCGAGGCGGATCCCTTCGCGGGGGCCGCGTTGTCCTTCGCCTTCGCGCCGCCGTCGTTGCCGCCGCCGCGACGCCGGGGGATGCCGTTGAGGTTGCTCCAGGCGAACGAGCGGAACGTGTTGATGACGTGGCCGTCCGGCCCCAGGTCGTGGGCCTCGGAGAACATCTGCACGACCGGGTGGTGCTGGAGCTGGTGGACCGTCTCGTCGCAGATGTCGGGGCGGAGGAATTCCACGTCGCCGTCGCACCACGCGACATATTCGGCGTCGTCGGGCAGGCGGGAGAACCCCAGGTTGATCAGGTTCTCCTTGGACCAGACCTCGTGGTCCGTGCGGACCTTGACGTAGTTGACCCTCGGGTCGCGATCGGCGACCTCGAAGGCGCGATCGCCGAAGGCGCACTCGACCACGGTGAGGCGGGCGCCGGCCTCCAGCATGCGGGACTCGAAGTCCCGAAAGAGCCTGTAACGGCTCAAAAATCTGCGCGGATTTGACACGACGGCGATGACGTCGAGTCGGCCCCCCGGGACGGGGGAGATCGGCTTCAGGTTATGATTGAACATCGATGCTGGCGATATGCGGGTCGGTGTCGGTCGGGGTCAGTCGCGGGACCGGCGGTTCCAGCCGGCGATGGCCATCTGATCGGCGACGTCGCGGCCCCAGGCGTAGGAGCAGGCCGACGGCCCGCGGGCGCCGCAGTGGGGGCAGAGGACGAAGGACAGGCTGTCCTCGGCGGTGTATTCCAGGTCGGCCGCGGCGTAGCCGCAGAACGGGCACTTCGCCAGCGACGGATCGGCCGGCTCCGGCTCGGGGGCCGGGGGCGGCACGTCGGCCCGGACGAAGCCGAGCGGGCGGAGGATGGTGTCGAGCCAGGCGGGCATCAGGGCTGCCTCATCAGGCGGTAGAAAAGCTCACCTTCCGGCGTAGCAAAGGAAGGGCGACGCTGGCGATGGGAGGCGGCGGGGCGACGCGACAGGGCCACCGCGGCGGCACAGCCCGCCAGGAGGATCACGGCGAGGACGGCGATTCGCATGGGGCGGCCTCGTATTCCGCAGCTAACCGGATCGCGTCGGCGGCGGCAAGGAGGATCGTCGGGCGTCGGCCGGGGCCGGCGGTGTGGATGCCCAGGGCGTGCGGGCCGGAGCCGTCGTAGGCGACGCACCAGTCGTAGTCGGGGCCGCAGTGGCGGGCGTGGGTGAGGATGCGGCAGGCGGCGGCGAGCGGCGTCATCAGTCCCAAATGCTCGGCCAAAATAACGTCGCGGTCCCCTGGCAGTCCCAGCACGGCCACTCCGTGTCCTTCGATCGGCCCGAGCCCTTGCAGGTGAGGCAGGGGTGCAGCCGCCGGAGGATCGCGTTGCAGCGGGACGCGATCTCGGCGTCCTCGCTCCTGCGCCCCCAGAACAGCCAGCGGACGGCCCCCGTGCGGTCCCGGTTGGCCCGGACCGTCTCCTCGATGAAGGCCGTCGCATATTCGCGGGTCCGCCAGGACGGATCGCCCATCATCCGCATCAGGACGCGATAGGGGGCGGGCGGCCTCGCCGTCGGGGCGGCGGCCATCACCGACTCCTCCACCGCGCGGGCGAAGAGGAGGTCGTTCCGGGCGATGTCGGAGGCGTGGCCCGACGACGGCGGCTGGCCCGTCAGGGCGAGGGCGAGGAGGATCGTCATTCGACCTCGACGGCGAAGTAGCGGAATCGGGCCGTGTCCCAGCCCCAGTTGTCCGGGTGCTTGCCCGTGCGGATGGCCCGTGCCGAGAACACGTACAGGCCCGGCTCGAGGGCGACGAACTCGCAGTCGTTGACGTCGCGGTCCGGGCCGCCCCTGGTGAAGCGGAGCCCGGGGAAGCCCGTGCCCACGGGCTCGGGGCCGCCGGTCAGGCCGGGCACGACGCGGGCCGGTCCCGAGGACGGGGCGTTGCGCCAGGCGTGGCGGTGTGCGAGTTGGAAGCGGATCACGTCGCCGACCCGGGCATGGACGCGGGGCTGATCGGCCGAGCCGGTCACGGTGACGTGACGCGCGGGCCGGTCGGCCGGGGGCGAGAGGGCCAGGGCGGCGGCGAGCAGGAGGGATGTCATTCGCGGATGCCTCGCACGGGCCAGCACCAATGCGCCGCCAGCATGCCGATCACCATCGGGATCACCGGATACTGGGCCATGTGGTGCTGGAGCCGCGCCGAGATGGTGGCGTCGCCGCCGCCCAGCATGCCGGCCGCGACGTTGTAGATCGCCGCGACCGCGACCGAGGCGACGATCACTCGATCGGTGATGGCTGGCCAGTCGAGCATGTCGCGAGCCCCATCGGTAAGGCCATGTTTCGCCGCGGATCGTCGCTCGTCGGGTCCTCGGCCATCCCGCCGACCTCGCCGCGGACGCCGTGGGTGTCGGCCGTGACGACGGAGGAGAGCCAGTACGGCAGCGGGGCCGCCCAGTCGAGCGGCGGGACGTGTCCGTAGGAGTCGAGCCGGGCCCGGAGCCGCACGATCTCGGCGCCGGCGTCGATGCGGGCGTTGTCGGTATCGCTGTAGACCCGGGCTTGCCGCCGCATTTCATCCTGGAGGAGATCGATCGTGTGGGCCAGGTCGCCGATATGGACTTCGAGCCCCTCCCGCTCCTTCGCGGCCAGGTTCAGCTTGCAGTGCAGGTCGCCGACGTGGATGTGGTGCCGGGCGAGCTGGGCCTCGATGGCGGCCTCGTGGGTCGAGCGGAGGACGAAGGGCCAGCGGATTCGCATGCGGTCTCTCTCGTGATCTCTCTCAGGATGGCGGCGTGGGCCCTGCTCCACATCCCGCCGGCCTTCAGTGCGGCGACGAATCGCCCGAGGTCATCCACCGGACGCGACATCGCCTTCCCGGCCATAGAACCTCCACGTCGCCAGGGTCCCGGCCGCCTCGCCGCGATGCAGTAAATGTATGACGAGATTGGCGCGGGTCAACCCGCCGCGACCGGCCACTGCGGGAGCGGGTAGGGCGTCACTCGTTCGCGACCCTCCGCCATCAGCGGCCACCGGCTGGTTATCCCGTTTTCCTTGTGGACCATGAACATCCATTGTGCCGGCCGGTCGCACCTTCCGAGGGCTCCCACGCTGAATTCATTGCCCCCGATGACCGATCCGTTGACGAAGGTCTCGCCGCCGCTGGCGGACACGCCGCCCAGCGAGTGGAAATGGCTCACGAGGAAGTAATCGATCCGCTCCGCCCGGCTGTTGTACAGGGCGTTCATGTTGCGGCCGAACCGGTCGATCCCGTAATACGGCAGCGAGTTCCAGGACTTGATGTCGTGGCCGTGGAACTGGAGGAAGTTCCACCCCTCGATCGCATACTTGATGAAGTAGGAATCCGGGATGTCGAAGCGGATGTTCGGGATGTCGCGGAGGGCCGCCATCGCGTAGAGGTAGATGGCCGTGTCCCAGTTCCGCGTCGGGTCCTTCTGCTGCATCCGCCGGGCGTCGGGCAGGCGGCCGTGGTTGCCGCTGGTGCAGCGGACATCGACCCGCTCGAAGTGCGGGGCCATGTCGCGGAGGTAGGCGGCCAGCAGCATCCCGGTGGCGAAGACGGCGTGGACGACGTTCGCCGCGTCCGAGTGCCGCTCCAGCTCGTGGATCGTGCCGGAGACGAAGTCGCCGTTGAGGGCGACCGCGGCGTTGCGGATCGACCAGCCGGCGCCCCGCTCCATCCGCCGCTTGATCGACAGTTGCGTCAGCAGCAGCCGCTTGACCCGCTCGCAGAGGATGTCGCCGTTGAACTCGTTGAAGCCCATGACCCGGTCCGGCTTCACCTCCTCGAAGGCGTGCCAGTCCGAGAGGAGCATCAGCAGGGTTTCGGAGGACGTGTCCTCGTCGAAGTCGGGCGCCGGCTCGGGCGCCAGCGGCTCGAATCGCGGGGCCACGTCGCGGAGGATCTGCTCCAGGTAGGCCCGGAACGACTTCTCCCCGGCGATGGCGAGCAGCTCATCCTTCTCGCGCCGCAGGTCCCGCGTCCGGGCGATCCGCTCGGCCATCTCATCGACGGTGGGCGCGGCCGACCTGATCGGCTCGGGGGCCGGCTGCGTGCCCTTGATCTCCCGGAGATACTTCTCGGCGTGCCGCCCGGCGGCGACGTGGCCGATCTTGAGGCGCCGGCCGATCTCGCAGCCCGACGTGATCCCCCGATCGACGAGGGAGCGGATCGCGGCCTTCTGGTCGTCCGAGAGCGGTGCGGCCAAGGTCGGTGGCTCCTCAGTCCTCGTCGGGCCGGCGGTCCCAGACCCCGGCGAGCAGGTCGTCCAGGGCGTCGAGCGCGGCCAGCGTGTCGGCCTTACTCATGCCGCCCAGGTCGATGGTGCGGGCGACGGCCTCGATCGAGAGGCGGGTGGCGTGATCGGCGTCGGCGACGGCGACGAACCACCGGGCGAAGGTGCGGAGCCGGCGGCGGTGCTCATCCTCGGGGCTGAGGGGCGGGCGGCTCATGGTGCGAATCGCACATCCCTGGCGAATTCGTAAGCGATGCGGGCCAGCTCGAAGCAGAGCGGGAGCAGGAGCACGATCGCCGCGGCGAGCCAAACCAGGTCGATCCAGGCGTAGCGGAAGGTGCGGCGTCGCACGGGCACTCCTCATCGGGTCGAGGTGCGGATCGGTCGGCGATCGGTGGGGGAGACGATCAGGTCCCAGGACCCATCGCGGATCGCGACCAGGGCCTCGCCCTGCGTGGCGAACGGCCGGCTGCGGGGCTCGGCGCCGTAGTCGTTGAGCCGCCGCGCGTACCAGCGACGCGGCTCGTGGGTGTCGAGCAGGACGCCGGCCGGTCGGTAGACGAGCAGGTGCCGCCGGGTCGCGGGGTCGTGTTCGATCGTCGCGGGCGTGAGGTAGCAGGAGGCGTCGATCATCGGGGCGGCATCGCCTGGGGGAGATTCTTGCCGGGGACCATCGGGATCGTCGGGCTCACGGGCGGGCAGTTGCAGCCCTTGATGGCCTTCAGCCGCTTCTCGATCGCGTCGATCTTCCGCTCGATCTCGCCGACGTCCCGCCCGACCTGCCCGAACGTGCCGGCGGCCTGGTCCGCGAGGAAGCCGAGGTCCCTCCGCCGCTCCTTCCGCTCGCCCGCGACCTGCTGGCCGCGGATGACGGACTCGGCGGCGACGGCGGAGAGGAGTTCCTTGCGGAGTTCGCCGGCCAGGGCCCTGCGGCGGTCGTGCGAGACGCGGGCCAGGTCGGCGACGTGGGCCTCGGCCGAGTCGATGCGGGCGGAGAGCACGTCGCGGAGGATGGCGGCCCGGCGTCCGGCCTCGCCGTCGGCGATCGGCAGGGCGATCGAGGCGATTCGGCCGTCCATATCGCGGCGGATCGCGGCCTCGCGGTCGTCGGCGTCCAGGCCCAGGTAGACCAGCCCGGCGAGGTTGGCGGCCATGCCGACGAGCAGCAGGAGCAGGCCCAGGAAGGGCGGGAGCCAGCGGCGGCAGCACTTCTTCGGGCAGGATTCGGGGCGGTCGCAGGCGTCATCGTGGCAGTTCATGGATTCCTGTATTCCCTGTCGGCCGCGAGGAGCAGCCGCTCGAAATCGATCATCTCGCTGTCGGGCTCGCGGTCCCGTCGCCCCTCGGCCCGCTCCATCGCCTCGCGGTACAGCCTTCGCTGGAACGCCAGGTCGTCGCGGAACGTGGCGAGATAGCGATCCGATCGATCGGCCAGCCGGTCGAGCTGATCCTGGAACTTCTTCTGGGACTCGGCGTGGTAGTCGCGGAACTCCGAGAAGATGCGGTCCCGCTCCAGCCCCTCGGTGCGGAGGAAGCCGAGGAAGTAGCCGGTGACGGCCACCGCGGCGCCGGCGGCGGCCAGCGAGCCGACCAGGGCGGCGACGGAGACGCCGATGGCGTTGGGATCGACGGCGGTCAAACCAGGCCTCTCGCGGATACGTTGCGGAGTTGCGGGGGCGGGGTGCGGCCCTGGGGCTGCTCGAGCTTCAGGGCGCCGGCCAGGGGATCGACCAGGTCCTCGTGCGGGTGCTGCGGGTCCTTGGGGGCGTCCATCCACTGGCCGCCGCGCTGGGCCCGCTCGTAGGACTGCATCGCCACGATCAGCTTGCGGCACCGCGGGTGGAACGTGAGCCGGACCGTCCCGTCGGCCGACTTGAGGAGGGCCGCGACCTGGGCCATCTCGTCCGTCTTGAGCGTGACCGGCCAGTGCTCGATGCCGCCCCGGCCCCGGCAGTCGGCCCGCTCGTACTCGCCGCGGAGCACCACGCCGACGGCCGTCTTCTGCTTGCTCGACGAGTCCATCGAGAAGCGGCACTGGCGGACGTCCAGGCCGGTGAGTTCCGTCGTCCGCTTCCGGACCGCCAGGGCGTTCATCTCCGCCAGGCCGTCGTAGATGTAGAGGTCGCCGAAGACGTTGACGTGGGCGATATTGCCGGCCGCGTCGCGCCGCACCTGGAACCAGACGGCCCCCGTCTCGACGCCCGGATCGACCGAGACGTGCACCGGCAGCCGCGGGTCATACTCGGCCTTCGGCGTGACGTGCAGCGACTCCTCGAACTCGACGAACCACGTCCCGGACGCCTTGGGCCGCAGGCAGAGGTAGTCCGACTCGAGGACGCGGAGGCTGACCGACTCGACCTTCTGGATGAAGGCGTCGATCGTGTAGTGGCCGCGGCTCCGCTTGGCCTTGGGCAGCCCGGACGGGTGCGAGCCCAGGTCGCTGTGGCACCACGGCCGGATCGGGCACTCGGGGCACTCCTCGAGGTCCGGCCCGCTGCGTCCCTCCGGGCACCGCTCCAGCACCTCGAACATGCAATAGGTGTGGACGGGGAAGGCGCCGGACCGCCCCTTCTCGATCAGCTCGGCCATCGGCCCGGCGACCTTGTGCCAGGTAGACGTCATCAGGATCGACGCCCGGTTGCCGTGCTGCTCCATGCAGACGCCGACCGCCGACTCGCGGAGGTCCGGCTTGATCTCGTCCACCTCGTCCAGCTTGAGCGACGGGACGTGCGGCCCGCGGACGCTGGTGGGCGACGCGGTGAGGATGTCCACCACGCTGCCGTTGTGGTACTCCGCCTTGGTCGTCAGCAGCCGCCGGACCGTGTCGCCGTCGTTGCCGCTCGGCCCGTGGCCGTCCAGGAGGACCGCCTGCAACGCCTGGTAGATCTGGAGCGACTGGGCGCCCGAGCCGCCGAGGATCCGCGTCCCGTGCCGCGGATTGAACCGGCTCGAGACGTGGGTGTCAATCGCCGAGAGGAACGACTTCCCCGAGCCGCGCGGCCCGTGCCAGAGCGACAGCCGGGGCCGCTCCAAGACCTGCTGGGCGAAGAAGTCGAACGGGGCCGAGTGGCCGGCGCAGACCGCCGCGTGCGGGATCCGGATGCCGGTGAACTGGTGCACCCAGTCCCACAGGTGCCGCCGCGTCGTCGGCTTCATCTGCCGCGATCGATCCAGGTAGGCCAGCGCCGCTTCGCTCACTCGGACGGACCCTCCGGCCCCTCGTCCTGCCCCGATGCGTCGGCCATCGCCCTGAGCACCTTGGCCGCCGCCTGCTCGGTCATCCTCGCCGCCGCCGGGGCCTCGATCGCCTCGTCCTCGCCCGGCCGCCTCGGCGGGCCATCGACCATCTCCCGCAGCATGTTGAACCAGGCGATGTCCGGGTCCCGCGTGACCTTCTTCCCGTCCCGGTCGGTGAACGTGAGCAGCTCCTTCCGCCCCGTCGCCTTGGCCAGCACGATCAGCGCCAGCTCCTCCGACATCCCCTTCTTGTCGATGACCTCGGCCACCGTGTCGGCGATGCGGCGCCGCTTGCTGTAGCCGTTCGGGTTGCCGGACTCGCCTGGCTTCCAGGGGGGCCGGGGTCGCAGGTTTTCGGGGGTGCCGTTGGGATTAGCCACACGTATCTGGTGCTCAACCTAGTGCATCCGGCCGAAGGGGATGGCCGGCTTCGAGTTACGTCGCCCGGGGCCAGGCCCGTCGTTGTGCCGCACGTCGCCCGCCCGGCCGCCCGGCGAAAATCCCGCGGAATCCCCGGGGGGAATCTTGTCACGTCTACAGATTAGAATAGTATAATGTGTGTACGGCAAACACAAATGACAACCGACCGGGGGGACGGGACGATGGGCGGCACGATGGACGCGGTGACGGGCAGCGAGGTGCGGGTCGGCCGGAGGCTGCGGGACGGCCGGGGGAACGAGTGGGTGGTGGTCCGGCTCTACCTCGACAAGGGCGAGGCGATGGTGTGCGACGAGTCGCGGCGGATCACCCGGTTCTTCCATCCGGTGCACGACCGCGGCGAGATGGTGCTGGCCTGAGAATATCCGAATTTTTTTCGGAATTCTCTTGTCACGAAACACCATGTCGTCTAGTATTATACGTGTAAGGGCAAACGGGGACGACGGACGACGGGGACGGACGAAAACGAGGAGCCCGACGATGGCCGCGAACATCAGCCCGATCGACGTGAACGAGATGACCTTCGGCGTCGAGATCGAGTGCTGCCTGCCGATCGGCGTGCGGATCCAGGTCGGCGGCTACCACAGCGGCATCCAGGTCGAGGGGCTGCCCGCCGGCTGGACGGCCCAGCACGACAGCAGCCTGCGGGCGCCGCGTGCCCACCGGGGCGTCGAGATCGTCAGCCCGATCCTCAAGGGCGCCGACGGCCTGCGGCAGATCAAGCAGGTCTGCGACTGGCTGGCGAGCAAGGGCGCCAAGGTCAACCCGTCCTGCGGCCTGCACGTGCACGTGGGCTGGGGCGGCGACGAGGACGCCCTCAAGCGGCTGGTCCACTACGTCGCCAACTTCGAGAAGGCCATCTACGCCAGCACGGGCACCAAGGCCCGCGAGAACGGCCACTACTGCGGCACGGTCCGCAACGACTACACCTACGCCCGGGTGTTCCGCAACGGCGAGCGGCGGTCCTACTTCGACCGCTACAAGGTCCTGAACCTCAAGAACCTCGACACCAAGCACACGGTCGAATTCCGGGCCTTCGCCGGCACGACCAGCGCCCTGAAGATCATCTCCCACGTCCGGATGTGCCTGGGGATGGTCGAGCGGGCCGTGCGGATCCGGAAGGCCAGCGAGTGGAACGGCACCAAGGTCAACCCCGGGCGCGGCCCTTACAAGGGCAAGGGCGAGGGCCAGATCGAGCTGACGCGGCTGTTCTTCGGCCTGGGCTGGAGCAAGGGCGACACCAAGCACGTCTACGGCGACATCCAGCCGGACGGGCTGCCGACGATCGAGGAGAGCAAGGCCGAGCTGGGCCGGCTGGCCGCGAAGTATGACGGACGGGCCGAGGCCAACGCCTGAACGGCCCCGGGTACGCATGGGGCGGTCGCGTGGCCGCCCCGGGCACTACCGACCATCGAGCGAGGAGATCGCCATGACCATCGACGAGATCATCGACGAGTCCATGACCTTCCGGCCCGACGTCCTGCGGGCGATGCGGGAGTTCCGCCGGTCGAAGCCCTGGCGGGGGACGTTCGCGGAGCGATGCGAGAAGTTCGAGCGGCTCAACCGCGAGATCGCCGAAGCCTACGGGATGCAGCCGCCCGTCCTGATCCTGCCCGAGTCCGAGGACCACGCCGCGCCCGGCAACGGCGGCGTCGGCCAGATGCGCGACGGGCGGATGGCCATCGGGCTGTCCGGCCACCTCTCGGTGATCACCTACCTGCGGATGTTCGCCTACGTGCGGGGCTGCGACGAGGAGCGGGCGATCAGGTGGAGCGTGAACCTGTTCCGCCGCGTCTTCCCGCGGTCGTTCGCCGGCTGCCGGCTGGAGCCCGACGGCCGGCTGGTCAAGGCCGTGCCCGTCGTCCGCATGCCGGCCGGGGGCGAGATCGGCATGCCGCGGATCGTCGAGGGCTAGGCCGACCCGTCCGGAATTCCTGTCACAATCAAGGCTTGCTCATGTATAATTGATGCGTGGGCAAGCTAACCATCAGCCGGCGAGGATCACGACCATGTGTGGTT